ATAAGCAACTACCCCTGGGATAGCACGGAGCAGAGTAGTATCAAGCTCATTGAATGTCTTAACAAGGTCACTAGTACTGCTGTCAAGACCAAGAACAGCCTTAGTGCCGTCCAAAAGTGATTGCCCAATTTGCTCAATACCTTGGGCTCCCGTCATGCCAGGACTTGTGGGAGTTGCCGAAGGGCCAGCAGGGGACACCCCATTCAATCTATTCAATATCTCCTGAAATTGTTGCTGGAGTTGCTGTATAGTTATGTTCTGAGAGTCAGATGCCACAATGCCGTCTCCTATCACAAGTAAATAGTATATTTAACAATTATACTTACTATTAGTCCGACTCTGGGCCTCTTTCATCCTGCTTCTGTTTTATAAGTCTCCTAAGAAACCAATTTCGAATAGGGATGGGCAGATTGTAGAGTTCGGTAAACGACCAACCCCCATGATACTTCATGAAGAAGAATTGTTCATAGGTCCCTTCTATGTATTCGTTAGTTAGGCCAAAAAAAGTTAATTCCCAACGGCACCTCCAGAGCCGTTGTTGTACCGCAAGAAGAGCATTTGTAGTCTTGCTTTAAGTTGATATCGGGGGTGACCGTGTTATAAGTCTTGCGGAGGTGAAGTGAATCCCTGGAGGGCATGTTCATGACGAAAGATTCTATTTTGCTCCTCATAGTGTCTGAATTGACTGATACGATCACCATTTTCAGGAAGTCGGTAATAGAAGTTTCTGGCAAACTGTTGTCGATTCTTGCTTTGGTGTTCCTGTCGAGATACTCTTGCTCTTTGGAGTTTAGATACTTCAATTCAACCGCTACACCAGACATCGGCAAAGTCACCATGAATGTGCCCTCTGGCGTTGTCTCAAGGTCTTCCGGCAGATACTTCAAAGGAAGAGAATTCAAGTCAAACTCGTGGTCCTCTTTCGAGCCACACTTAGGGCAAGTCACATTCACACTATACTCTGGACCATAACCTGTGGCTCTAACTGCCACAAGTAAAGCATTCTTGTCACCTGAAACAAGTGTACTAACGTCTACATCTCCCACAATCAAGCTCTGTAAGAGTCGATCAAAGGCCAAGCCTTTAGATAACAGCACCTTGGAGGACAAGATGTTTTCTTCGTTAGCCGTCATAAATCCGACTTCGATCTCCTCTCTCATATGAAAAGGATGGTCAGGAGGGTACAGTTTACCCTTTGATGGTAGCTCCACAAACTCTGTGGGGCGTACATACTCAAACTGGGCCTCCTGTTGTGACCCAGCGACAAAAGGCACAGGAGACGCGGTCCTGCCCTTATTATTTCTCTTACCCAATTAACACCTCTAGTTGTTATATGCTCTCAGAAGTCCTAGGTGGTACCTGGGACCCAGTATCTGTTCTTACCTTCCCCAAGTACGGGTCCAGCCTCAGCTGCGTTAGCAGTCTCAATAGAGGCCCAGTCATAGGTAAATTTAATGGTCAGATCAGTAAGGCTCTCGGAGTCGTAGCTCAAGTCACTGCCGTATGCTACGTCAGAAATCCAAGCATTGTGGAGGGTCCATGTCTCAACTGTAGAGCCTTCTGAATCAATCTGTGTAATGATGACCGACCCTAGTGCCGCAACTGCGTTCTTCTTTGAGATAGTAGTCGTATCATTAACATCGGTAGGAGGGCGATACCCCGATTCCCTCAAGATCCGGGAAAGGTTTGCAGAAGCATCGGGACTAACGGGGTCCACAAGGGTTGCCGAAACGTCATTCCAGGTAACTCCACCTGGGTACTTGAAGGTGTGGTTGAGGAACTTATGGCTTTCCGAGCCAACTGTCAGCTGTGGTTTGCCGACTGACTTCGTATACCATGTCGCTCCATTAGGCATGCTACCAATGGTAAGCAAGAACCGAAATGCTCTTTTGGGCGACACTTCTGCCGATGTCCAGAATCCTGATGCCATGTCTTTAGTCTCCCCTGTACTCTATTCTTAAATAGTGTGAAAATGAAATATTAACGCTAATCATCGAAGCTCGCCCCAGTTCTGGTGATCACAAAATCAATTGCAATGAACTCAATCGACTTAGCAGGCTTAAGGAAGATCTTCGCGTATAGGATGTTTCGATCAACCAAGTCTGCAGTAGTGGTAGTCTCGTCCAAGATGACGCGGAACTCCGTGAGGCCAAGGTCAGTCATGACCGAGCCAAGAAACTTATCAGCCTCTCCCTTGAATCTCGCCCAAGTAGTCTTCACATTCTGGTCGAACAACGTGCCAGCTGCAATTCTTGAAACTCTTTTCTTCAAGAAGATAAGGAGCCTGCGAACATTAATTCGGTCAAGTGCCGAAGGGGTGACCTGAAGGGTTTTCTGGCCGAAGATGACAATACCTTCACTTGGGAAGGTCGCGATAGGATTGATGTTCGCCTCGTAGAGGTCATCTCTGTCCTGCTTGCGAAGTCTTTCAGTGGTAGACAGGACTCCGAAGCCACCAGCCCCTGTGCTCAGCCCTCCTCGTGTAAAGCCAGCTGGAGCAAACCAGAGTTGGGCTTTTCTTTCAGATGAGGCGAATGCTCCGATAGCTGTGACGGAAGGAGGAACCCAAAGCGAGGCGTTTGAGATATCATCCCGAATCCTAACCCATGGGTAGTAGGTGCAGCCATAAGAAGTGTTAACTCTTCTACTCTTGAGGCTACTCACAGCTGTGCTGACAGAGCCCAAGCGATTCTGGAAGTTGTTGGTGGTTTCAGTGTTTGCGGTATAGACATTCTCAATATCGATGACCGCAAGAGCATCTGCTCTCGACTCTGCAACAGACAAGACTTGGTCTGTCACGATGGGTTGCCACACTCCAGGAACCGATAACAGATTGCCTTCCACGAATTCGGGATCTGCAACCGTGTCGACTGCTCTCTTGACAGTGTAGTAGGCATAGCTTGTCTTCTCGGTGGGAGTAGAGCCAATAGTTGCGTTATTGAATGGCTCCATTTCTTCGATGTCAACGCCATCAAATCCACCCCACAAAGGCATCGTGAACCGGTTGTATCCAGCGTCCAACGAGGCTGTGTAGGTCCCAGAACCCGCGTTCAATGAAATATCAGCAACGGCTGCTTGCTGTGCAGAGCCAGAAACGTGAACCCCTTGCGAGCCACTAATATCATCCAGGGTGAAGATAAAAGAGTATTCCGTAGAAGTGTTCTCTGTCGGAGTAAAGGCAGCACTAGAACCCGGTGCAGGCCTCAAGTAGTCAACATAGCCTGGATCGTGTCTCTTGCTATCATAGGAGAGAGTTGTCTGGATTCCGAAGAAAGCATCCTTAGGATTAGAGATACCGCCGTCCGAAGCACTGGTTCTAAGCGGAAGCTTAGGGAATGCAAATGAGGCTTTAAAGTTAGCACCAGCCGTGTTCGAGGTTCCAAAGAATGGTCCCATGAAACAATTGCCTGCTGTTAGGTTTTTGATATCAGCGACATCGGGGAGAGAGCCGCTAGAACCTGTTGCATATGTAGTGATTGGAGTACCCGCTACACTAGCCGCGCCCAATTCAAAAGTGTTGGCTGAGCCAGAGAATACAGTAAAGTCCTTAGGTTTAATTGGACCATAGAACCCAAAGGGCAACAGTGAAGGGTCAGCATTACCATCGGCGACCAAAGAACTCATTTCGATATAGATGTATTTTGATCTATTATCAAATTCGCCGTATTGACGCAACCTTCTTTGGGTGGTATCCCAAATCATGTGCTTGTCGCCAATCTTCTTAGCTACGTAGTTCTCCGAAGAAGGATTAAGGTTGCACCCAGTGTACTGCTCAATGATTTCCGGTACATTATCACTGTCACTAGCTCTTCTGACAAGTACAGTAAAGGTGCCATAAGAGTCAAGATCATTCGTAGAAGCCTTGATATCAGAGATGGAAACCTTCAGACTCCTTGAAGCCCACTCAGCATGGTTAAGGGACTTAATCTTGAACAGCTTCGTGGTGTTGGTCTGTGCATCAAAAGTGTTGTAAGTAGTTGAAGTGTTTTGCGAAAAGATCCAGCCAGTTTCCGGGTCACTAAATTCTTTGTGCTGGTAGCCATAGTTGTTCGCCGCTGTACCAATGGTACCAGCATGAAGGGGGACAATAATGCCGTAGGTCTTACCAACACTAGCATCTTCAATGAACTTGTCAGGATCGCCCACAGTGGAAGTGGTAGCGAATCGCTCAAATGTCTCACCGAGCCAGTACTTGCTTCCAAGGTTTGGAATGTCAGCAACAGTAGTGTGAGGACCGTCTCCGCCTTGAAGTTGGGGATTGGTGTTGAAAACTTTCCGAATGTACTTTGACGAATTGCGATCAAAGTTAAAGTTAGTCTTATACTCTGCCACACCACTTCCGGTAACAACAGCCGTAAATTCAAGTCCTGAAGCAGCCGATTGGATAAAGACTAGGGACCCCTGCTCATCAGCAGGTGCAGCTGCAGTATTGGAACCCGAAAGGGTAACGCTGGCACCATTAGTGTAAAAGACAGCTGCCAAGCGGCCCGTTCCAGCATCAGAGTTATAAGCAGCAGATGAACCCGAATTGAACAAGAAGAGGCCATATGCCCCGCCTTCACTGCCGAAAGTAGTGCTTGGCTTAGAAGTGCCAGCCGACCAGCCAGCATAGTTGCTCGTTGCCTCTGGGTGTTGGGTACCGAGCAGACGAACGTAGTTAACAGGGCCTACACCGGCTCGGAGATAGGCAATGGCAGCGTAAGGACCATATGTGGGCCCCACGTAGTTCCCGTCTCGCCACACGTCTGTTCCGTTGCCACCAGGGAGAGGGCTCCCAAAATACTCAACAAATTCCGAAGCAGACGAGACCCGGACAGGACGCATAGCAGGGCCACGCTCTGCACGACCAATGATGATTGGCCCTACGTCCGGTAAATCATTCGGCAACTGAGAGTTGTCGACCTCGCTAATCTGAATGCCAGGTGACACAAATCTAAACTTTCTTTCGGCCATAGGGTCAAATCTCCTAATTAGATGTCTTTACCTAATAAATAGTAATTTAAAAACGCAAAGACCTAATTTACTCTTTATAAAACAAGTCGATGCTTCTGGTGCTATCAAAGTCAGGAATATCTCCCAACATCACTTGTTCCCTGGGGATCTTGACCTCGACGGCATTCTCTCTGATCGTCAACTTAGGTCGTTCCCTGTTGGGCCCTTCTCCTATCAAGTAGCCCAAAACCTTGACCTGTATGGCTGTCTCATAAGACCTTTCTTCGTCATTCATCTGTGAGACGTTACTGTCTTGCGAGAAATCTCCCTGGATGAACCCTTCGAACATATGACCTTCATGTCTCATAACGAAGTTGTTGATTTGTCCCGTCTTGGTTATAAAGGGTGTGATGATATCATTTATCTGTTGCTGATACTCTGTTCTGATCACCACATTGTAATCAACCACGACATAGGTTGGGATAGGCATGGTTACTGTCTCGTAGACGACTTTCCCTGAGCTTTTGGAAGGAAAGTTTAATTGTCCCTCTCCCACAACGGGGTTACCCATAGTACCACGCTTACGATAAGCGTCAGCATTCAAAAAGTTGGCTGTTTTGTCTTGTTTTATCCTTCGAGCAACAGTTATTGCCCCACCTCTAGGATCATTGATCTCTGGGATGTGAGCCCAGGCTACACCCTTCATTTGAGGGTCTTTTTTCATTCCTTTTCTCTCAGCCGTGATGATTGGGAGCTTGAGAACCCCTTTCGAGTCCCTCAAGCCCTTGTCTCTCTTGATTTGGTAGGATCTTTCGGCAGAAACCCACAAAACAGGCACTTTTTCCCAACCTTTGTTGGTATTTGCAAAGATATTCAGGGTATTCTCGATAAAATCGTAAAATGCTCGGTCAATTGTCTCAATTGTCGATGGCATGAAGGAAATTTCCTTCAAATTGCTGTTTGCATTCGGAATTTCGGTGTATTTTCGGTCAGGTGCCATCGAATAAGCCCTCCCGTGCTCGAATACACTTCGCTGAGACCTCTAACTTGTGGTCAATGTGGCCATAAATCAACTTTGGCTCGCTAAGAGAGACGATTTCATACAATGAGTCTCCATATAACACGAAATCACCCTCTCTTGTGAACAAATCTTGGTCCTCTGTCAATCTGCGCTTGTGGAAATGCACCACTATACCTTGAGTCTTGTCCAAACCAATGTTTTTTGAGTATTCAGTTGCCAAACCTTCGTACTCAATCAAAGCTTTTACTAACACAGGAGGTAAAAAGGTCTTCTCTATGGCTTCGCCATAGAGATCGTGGAAATAGGTTCGCTCAAGGTCTATAGGATAGTAAGCAATCGTCTGTCCAATGACACGCTCAATGATTTCGTCATTGACTTGCTTGACAAGGTCTCTTTCCTTCGCTCCTGTGAAGAGCGGAGGAGGAGGAGCTTCAGGTTGTGTCCATTCGTTTGCCACTTATGTTACCCCA